GTATTGTCCTTATTAGTCCTGATCTTTGTGTAATCACAATGCCAGATTTCAGCTAATTGACCGGTAGCACTCCAAATCAACTCCAAATAATAACCTCCGAATAATTCTGCATCCAAAGATACTTTTCTTGTCAGATCGTTAAGGCTTTCCATGCGATTGACTTTCTCAATGAAATTCTCTGCCTCCTCGCTACCTTTCCAACCATTAGCAGAAATATAATGCACTTTGCTTTTTACAATCGCATTATGCTTTGCTGATTTATTGAAAAGATCAACTAAATAATTCGGGTAATCGTTACGATCTCCGTACTGGATATATCCTTCGCCTTTCTTTTCTTTAAATTCTGGTTGCCTTGCCTCTGCAAATGTCACTACTCTTAGATCCATTATTGTCTGATTTTGTAAGTGTCTGTTGTTGTATATTCTGTAAACTCAAAAGGCGTTCCGACTAATTCCATGATCCCTGATTCTAAAGCATTTAATCCAGCTGGATTAGTATTGCTTGTGCTTGTTTGCTCGTAAACAACATAATCATACTGACCATTTAATGCAGTCGAAAAATTAGTATTTGTAACAAAGCTGAACTCGTTGTACCTATCCTTGTACTGGCTTAGATCCGTATTGTTTAACCTCACAAATTTAATCTCTGTATTTGCGCTTCGATTCGTGAATACAAATAAATAATTAGGGTTAGTCAATAACTGCTTTTCAGTCAATGTCAATATTACTATTTGTGTTTGTCCCTTGGTTAACCTGATCATATATCACTAAATAGCAAAGTGATGTAAATTTTACAAAATAAAAAAACCGCTGACCATCACGATCAGCGGTTAACCTAAACACTACTATGAAAAATTAAGATCCTGGAGTTTCTAAAGCAGATGCAACAGTTCCAAGTACACTTGGTGCTAATGCTGGTTCAGAACCAGTAAAAGTTAATGTAAATCCACTTCTGTCGCCCTGAGCAGTTCCGGTTGAAGCTGCATTTGCAGTCATATCAATTCCTCTGGTTTTACCAAGGTACCAATATATTCCGTTACTATCTTTTGCAACTGCAACTAAAGAGTTTTGCGCTAATAAAAGCAACTCATTTCTTGTGTTAGTTTGTAGCTTGTTTAAAATGATCTGCAATTCTTGACCATAGAAAACAGTTCCGTTTGCAACAGAAGCAGTCATCGTTTGGTTAAACATCGAAGTATCTTTTACTAAAGCATATTTCCAAAAACGCTTACCAGAAGCCTTAGTCAAAGCAGTTATTACACCACTTGCTTCGGTTGTTGCGGTTACGTTTGCGGCTTCTGTGAAATATACTTCGACAATGCCTCCGAGGCTATCTCTGCAGTCTAAGCTATACCCTTGTGTTAATGCACACGCCATATCTTTCTTATTTAATTATTTAAAAAATACGGGGGTTTTACCCCCCATTATTATGCTAAGATAAACTTAACGATTTCGTCCGGGAAAGCTACGTTTACGCCCATTTTGAACTCAGATACAAAGCGAACCTGATCTGCTTCCTTTGCGTAGAAGATTTCAAATTTATCTTCTTCGTTTAGCAAGTCAGTTCCTAAGAATAGGTTGCTCAAACGCATTGCATAAACTTTGTTAGTTCCGTTCAATCCAGCTACTGCGATCACTTTGATCATTGTACCCGGTAAAACAAACTCGCTATCAGCTTTTACATCAATTGAGTAATGGAACTGGTTTGCGTTCTTTAATGCGATTGTGTAAGTTCTGAAAAGATCCTGACCGCAGAAGATAGTCATATCATCAGCAGCAACTACTTGTGCAGGAATTGCAGCATAAACACCATCAAAAATGCTGATTACATTCGCAGCAGTAATTGAAGATAAAGGTGCGCCAGAAATGTAAGTTGAAGCATTTGCAGCAACAACGCCAGAAGCAGCACCGATCAACTTCACTAAACCATCAAACTTGTTAAGGTTTACGTTTACTGAAGTAGTATCGCCTTGCCAAAGTGAAGTTTCCAACTGAGAAGCGATTGTTTTCGCTTTTTTATCAGCAAATTCTTGCTCGAAAGGAATTGAATCATACATTGAACCAGTAGGTAAAGCCTTCTGTAAATATTTAGCCTCTAAGTCTTTTGGACAAAGTGCCTCATTTACTTTGATTTTACCAACAGTCACAGTTCTCTGAGTGAAAGTTGTTGAACCAGATGCAGTAAATCCGCAGCTACCACCAGCTTGGAATATTGCGTCTGTGTCCATGATATTGATTGTTTCTGCGCTTTTCACGCCAATCATTACGTTTCCTGCGCTTTTAATCAAAGCGGCAGTCTTTGCGCCCAATACGGAATCAGTTACCAATAAGGCTTCGTTTTGCTCGGTATAAGCGGCTAATGCGTCTACGTTAAATGCCATCGTTTTTTAATTTTTATTGTTTAAAATTGCTTGTCTGTACTTATCTATTCTTTGTTCTTTTATGCTTTTTGTGTTCACAAATTCTGTGAAGCTACTTGGCTTCTTGATTGGATCCTCAGTCGGAGTGCTTGAAATTGCTTCAATCAATTCAGCTACCTGAGCAAATCCCTGCTTTACCTTGTTTTCAAGTTCAGCAATCTTTGCATCATTTGCTTCGATTAACTCAGCAATCTTTGCATTGAATGCCTCAGCCATTTCTTCTTCTTTCTTCTTATCGTAACCAGCCTCAACATCAACTTCTGGACTTGCCTCAACAACTTTAGTTTCGATTGCGGTAATCTTACCATTTTCATCCAAAGTGATTTCTGTTCCATCCATTAATTCGTGATCTCCAACTGGTGCCGGTTCGCCTTCTAAGGTAACCAAACCGCCAATCTCTAAAGCTGAAATTTCAACCTTAGTTCCATCCATCAAAGAATATTCTGCCATTTCAACCTTTGATTCTTCAACCATTGGTGCAACTTCAGCTTCAACTTCAATAGGCGCGATGTTGTCATCAAACAACGCCTTAATTTTTAAAATTGCCTCTTGTGGGTTCATACTTTTCTTTTATATAGTTAAAAATTGATTCTTTATCACTTAACTTGTGATAATATTTTCTTGATCGCATCCACTAATGATGTGACCTGATTTACTTCCTTTGGTTTGTAGCTGAATAATCCTTCAACACTAAATCCCATGATTTCGCCACTCTTTACTTTTGCCCAAGCCTCATCGTTTTCTACAATCATCGAACCGAACCAACTACCCTCTGGCGCATCTTCAAATCCTTTCATCGGCATGATCCCTCTGGATGAATCCGATATGAAACTTTCAAATAATGTAACGCCCTCGAATTGTTGCTTTGAATCGTGCATTAAATTCACGTTGCTTTGGAAACCTTTTTTGAAAAATTTCTGGACAATCTTAATAATAGTGTCCGCACTAAAAGCCACATAATAATCGCCATAAGTATTATCAGATCTAAAAATAGGCGTATCAGCCAACATAATAGCGCCAGATATGATCCTGCGATCTTCATTAGTGACTTCAAATTTTTGAGTTTTATTAAATGCGTTCCAATTCCTTTGTATTGCTGGTCGATCTACCAATGCGATAAAATCGACTTGTGAATCATCTTCAATGCTATCCGTAATGTCAAGCATATATATCGGGATTTCTGTATTCATGTTTATAAATAGCTTTTAATTAAAAATTTATCATTTATTCAAACCTTGCTCTGTTTTCAATCTCCTGCATCCTGCTCTGAGTATTCGTAATATCTGTTTCAACAACGTATGCTCTAACTATCGTATCCCCTGAGGCACGATCAACACCACCACCGCCACCACCGCCTAAATCTGGAGTACCCATTTGGTCAATAGTAGGCATCGAAGCTCCGCCACCCATCGAACTAACACCACCACCAGGAGAAGGTATGTCAATGAATCCAGGCTCTGACGATCCGCCAGGTACGGGAGGAGTTTTTACCGCCAAAATAGATTTAACATTTTTTAATCCAGCAACAACCGCCGCCGCCGCCGCAATACCTCCAAGCACCGGACCAACTACCGGAATACCAGCCAAAGATTTGAACGCCGCAGTCGCTGACATATAAGTGTCGATTGTAACCGCCGCAATAGCAGCCGCCTTTCCTGCAACTGTATGCTCTCCGATTGCTTTAGCTACGTTCTTTAACGTACTGCTGATTTTCTGTGCGTTTTCGGCTCTGGAACTTGCTTCTTTTTTACTCAGTTCAATTCTGCCCTCAGATAATTCCTTTTCAGTTTTGGTATATGCAACACTATCAATTTTACCTTCTTTAAATAACTTTCTGTTTAATGCTAAAGCATCATCTACGCCTTTTTTTCTGGCTGCAAAAGATAGGTTTTCATTGTTGGTAATATCTTTAAACCTTTCAAACTCCTTATCATTAGCTTCCTTTAAAAATTTGCTATCAATCGCCGCAACATCTGCACCATATTTACTCCTTAACGCCGCAACTAATAATCCTTTTTGTTGCTCAGTATAATCTGCATTGTTAAGGATTTTTTTAGTTTCCTCAAGCATTTTTTCATCCAAGGCTGCGATTTCCTTTTCTTTGCCTTCCTTAAATGCAGCAATACGCGCCTCTGATAAAGTAGCTTGTAAATCCTCCTCAAACTTTTTATCCTTCTGTAATTTATCCTCTTTTATTTTGTCATCAATCGCCTTTAGTTCTAACTGATAAGTCGCTTCACTTGCATTTTTTAACTCATTCTTGGTTTTTATATCAATCTTTAAAGCATTGATTTCAGCGATCCTGGCATTGTTATTTATCTCAGCTTGTTTCTTAGCCTTATCATCCTCAGAAGTAATTTCAGCCAATGCCTTTTGATTCTGCAAATCAAGCAACATTTTGTCCGCGTTCTTTTTATCCTCAATGGCTTGTTTGTTAGCTTCATCACGTTTTTTCTTAGCTTCCTCTGCGGCTTTTTTATCCTCCTCTGCGCTTTTCTTATTGTACTCCGCAGTTAATACTAATTGCTGAACTTTTAAATCCCTGAATTTTTTCTGTTCTTCATCCGTTAAAGTTCCTTTAACCTTACTGGCATTTCTTAGATCATTAAGTTCATTTTCATTTCTCTTTTTACTTAATTCATAAATCTCCTTTTCAGAACCGCCTTGCGCTTTTAAAACTTTGATTCTGTTTTCAATATCCTCATTTGCTCGTTTATTGGCAGCGGATAATTTATCCAGATTCCGTTCTGCCTCACTTGTTATTCCAACAAAGTCGGTAAACTGCTCAATTAATGCACCTACTCCTTTAGCTAAAGTTCCCAGCGGACTGTTCTTGATCCAGTTGCTGATTTTATCAAAGTTTGCAATCACTAATCCTAAACCAACTACCAAAGCGCCGATACCAGTCGCTATAATTGCGCCTCTGAGAATTTTAAAACCTACGCTTGTTTCTACTGTTGCAACACCGAAAGCCTTTTGAATAACCACCGCAGTTGCAGTTGCCCCATTATATAAAGCCTGAAAAGCAGTTGTTGATTTTATAACTGCGCCTAATTGCTTGAAGGAATCCACAGATTCTCCGACCGCTTGTAATCCCTGAGATAAAGCCATCGCCGCATTGACTTTCAATAAAGCCTTTTCGACATCCTTATTCTCATTTCCGAACAAAGCCATCGCACCCTGCAATGCGCTGAAACCTCCAGCAACTCCAGCCAATGAGGAAGCCACCGCCTTAAATTTAGCATCTGGATTGAACGCATCAGTTAAGGCTTTAGCATCGCCAATCCTATCCTTTAACTCAGCTGCACGTTTTGCCGCAGTAATAGCCTCGCGTGAAGTATCTCCAAACTTATCAGCCATCAAAGCCACGTTTGCAGTCGCTTCCCGAAGCTGGGTTCTTAATCCCTTAACTGTTTGATCGGTTGCCTCAAAAGCACTATCTAATTTCTTTACCTCCTGCGTTGCTTGTGCTGCATCGGTTGTTACTTTTATACCTATTATTTCCTCTGCCATCAGTTCGTATTGATTACTTTTAATAAATTAACAGTTGTTGTTTGGTAGTCCATCGGATTATATCCATCTACCTTGTTTAGTCTGAATAGCACTCCATTAATCCAAATGTATTTACTGAAATCTAAGTTGTAAATATCATTCGTAGATAAATAAACCTTGCAGGTTAGTAGCTTAGATTCCATATCCGTTACCTCTAATAAGTAAGGTAAATGATAGGTATTGAATAGATTATTTGTCGGGTACGTTGTAGCCGGGAACTGCAATTCCTTTGGAACTCCGAAATTAATATCAATAGTCGGCGTGACTGGATCATTCAAATGCCCTGCATATCCATAAGAAGTAATTGTTGCTAATGTACCGCCTCCATCTTGTTGAATTTTCCATTGTGTGACATCAGTAATTTTCTTAGCCATCAATATCCGTACTACGCTATCCATCGGATCCTCCTGAGTATTGTTATTAGATAGCTTATATATGTCAGTATGATATTTATCTTGCCCAGAATGTAATTTCAATACCGAAGGCGCAAAAATTATCTGAGTTGATAAAGTTTCTTTTACGAAATCAAACTCGGAATCATACAAATTATCTCCATAGCTTTGTCCGTACTTTTTAATATAATTATCATTGTAATAGTCCGTATCTGGCGTGTATTTGTAAGCATAGTACCTCGCATTTAATTGCGACATCGGTTTAATTGACATCGGCGCACCAGTATCAATCTTTTGTGACCAGTCCAGACTATTTGTAACCGCTGATCCGTAAAAATTAATGTAAGGCGAAATATTTATCTGCTTCTCGTTAATATTGTCCTGATAAACGTACATATTAAACATCTTGCAGATTGACAAAAAGAAATCTTTCTGAAATATTCCCTTTGGCAAATTCTCGTTAATTGATATCACACCATTGTAAGCCACATCAACTATCTGGGATGTGATCTGAGCAAGGTTTATACTTGCGCTTGATATTGTTACTATGTAAGTATTGGCAGTAACTGGAACACTTATTTCAATCCTAACTGTATTTGTGTTGGCTATGTTGCCGGTAAAATCAAAAGCAAAAGTGAAAGGATTATTTGCCGAAAACGTATTTTGCGTGAAAGCCTGAACTGCAACCCCAGCAATATACAAAGTCGCAGTAATTGATGATGCAGAATCCGTTTGATAAACACCAGTTACCGAAGCAATCGTTCTAACTGTTTTTGTTCCATCGGTATAAGTGAAAATACTTTTCCCAGCGTTCTCAGTCACATTTAATAAAACAGTAGTATCGAATCCAACATTCGCACTCCGAGCAGTCGGCGTATTGCTATTTAATAATACTTGCGAGATTGTTTTTGTTCCTAAAATAAAACGATCGTTTGTTCCTCTAATACCCTGGCTATTGTTTGGGATAATTAAAGTTTTGAAAAATGCAGTATCAAAGAAATCGCAATTCAGCGAATAAGTTGTACCCTCAAAAATCTTTTCAATGTACTCCTTAACGTACAACGCAGGTCTGAAAGTAGAAACGTGAAAATCATCTTTATTTGTTGAAACATCCCCATAATCAATCAGCGGATAAAAGTAACCCGAACCATTAACTGTATCCCAACTATTTTGAATACTCGTTACGTTCCAAGTATGATTATATTCGCTGAAATCCAAATCCTCCAAACGCCTATTCCCTAACTCAGTTATGAATCCGCCCAACTCGCCAAAAACTGCGCATTGGTATTCTGTGATTCCTTTGTTAGTGACCATTTCAAGAATCCTGATCACACCCTTAAAAATCTGAATCTTATCTATGTAAACCTCGCATTTAGCCGCTTGACTTGCAGTAAAATTCGTGTTCACGTTTGGCAAATCCATGTTATGTTCCTGCGACATCCCGATTTCAAAAGCAAAGCCAAAAATCTGGTTATTTCTGGCAGTCGCTGGGATTGAAATAGTCCTACTGAAGGAAGTATTCTTGCTTCCAAAATCCTTCACATCATCTACCGAATAGGTAAAATCCGTTCCGATATCCTTCAGCAAATCAATAAGTTGATCTTCAATATAGATTTCAGTTCTTATCATCTGAATTGGCTATTTAAGTATTTACCGAT